GATGACATGAGAGAAGAATGTAGCCCTTCTTGTAAACCTGCAACCGATTCTGTCATATCTGTTGGCGTTATGGATTCTCCGAGTTTCTGGTTTATAACTGCCCCTGCTTCTGCGAAATCTGCATTTTCTATTCCACTCTTTACCAGATTGTTGACACTGTCGCTCATATCAACGCTTGTTCCCTCCAGTGCCGATGTCATCTGCTCCGGAAGAGATCTTGCAACCTGCCCCATCATTTCTGCAACAGCAGATTGTGTTGTAGCCTCAAGTCCATCGAGGTCCAAAGCTTCTATTGCCGACTGTAACCCTTCTCCTTCCATAGACCATTGAGTAGCATCAATCCCGTTTGCCATTGCATTGTGCATGGCAGTGCCTAATCTTTCGGCAACAGATCCCTCTAAATCCGGCAATATTCCATCCAACTCGCTTCCGAACGAATCCGCAATCGACTGCAGTTCAAAACTTTCCACTCTAACAGACAGATCCGTAATCTTTGCTTGGTATCCTTCTGTAAGTGCTTGGAACTGGTCGTTGAACTGCTCCTGGGAGATAGCTCCATTCTGAAGCTGCAAGTTTAAACTTGTCAGGGATACCTGCAATGCCTCATCGTATTGAGACGCCGCCTCCTGTACATTTGCCTGAATTTCAGATACCAGAGAAGCGAACGAGTCCGCATCCAATGACGCCCCAGAGTATTTGATTTTTAAACTCTGGAAGCTTGCTTCCGTTTCAGCCTGACTGATCTGGTTTGTGATATCGGCAATCTGATTCTGGAGATTCGTAATTTCCGCCTGTTCATCAAGCGTGATTATTCCGTCTTCCAGTGCAACATTAACCTTCGCTTTCAGCTCTCCGCCAAGGCTCTCAATCTGAGACTGCAGATCCGAATACATCTGGTTTAGCCCTGATGTCATATCAGTTTCATTTCCCGGCTCAACCAGAAGATCTATGGCTGCGGTTGCCTCATAGTGTTTATCTTCAAGATACTGCTTTGAGCTTTCGATCGTAGCGTCAACGGCCGAAATATATTCCGATATGTCTCCTTCATCGAGCTCCATGCCGAGTGATGCTTTCCAATTCAGCTTGTCCATCGTCTGGAACGAGCTCTGCAGAGTAGAAAGAGAGCTATCCGCCGTCTTCGCGGCCGCCGAGAATTTATTTAAAGCTTCTGCCTGATCCGCAAATACAATCTGCTCCGCCGCCTCTTGTATCTCCTGCATAGAAAGTTTGATGTCGCCGAAGCTATCCCGGATCTTATTCGAGGTTGCCTCCTGCATCATTGCGCCGAACTGCTCCGCTGACACATTCGTATCATCAAAAGCCTCTTTCAGTTCTTGACTGTCAAATTTTGCGCCTTCCAAAGCGTACTTACTCTTCTGCTCCAGATTTTCCGCCGCTGCCGCAGCTTCCTCATAATCCTCTTTTACTTTATTTCCACCAAACCATCCGGCGAGACCTCCAATTCCGGCTCCTATTAAAGCTCCTATTGGTGCCCCTATTCCAAAGAAAGCAGATCCTATCGCTGCACCAGCGGCCGCTCCTGTCGCTACTCCTCCGACTTTTAATCCGGCAGACGTTCCCTGCGCTTTTGCCGCTTCCTTATTTCCGGATTTATAGGAATTGTATGCGTCAAAGGCATCCATGCCACCGCTTATCAGTGCAGCGCCACCAACAACACCGCCCAGTATTGCGCCTCCTCCGGCCGCCGCCAGTCCTGCGCTTGTAGAGGCTCCGGATCCAAGTGCTGTTCCTGCCTTTCCAGCCAAGCCCAAAAGCCCACTTCCAGACACATTTCCAACTCCGGCCAATTCATCCGCCACAGAAAAGCTTCCAATCACTTTCTTCAGCATCCCGCCTGTGGCGCTTTTATATACACCTTTTCCGGCTTTGAACACACCAGATCCAAGGCTGAACATTGGGCCTGCCACTTTCGCAATGGCAGCCGCAGACAGTAACGATGTAATATCCGGCGCCTCGCCTCCCGGCAGAAACTTCGCCGCACTTGAGAGGGAGCCCGTCAAGAGCGTTCCGAGGGCTCCTGCAATGCTGACACCGTTCATACCTTCGGTAAAACCTTCGGCGAACTGACGTCCTATGCTGCTCCCTTCATCGACAACGGAAGAAACATCAATTCCCATCAGAGCAAGGATTCCTGCGGATATTGCGGTTCCAATCCCGGTTCCTATATCTCTGGCAATTCCAGAAACTTTTGTCTTTCCTGATCCATTCCACCAGTCAGAAAATGGCTCTGCTACCAATTCATCCCATGCAATACTAATTTTTCCGAATAAATCCGCATTCTGCCACTCATCCGTAGCTGTAAACTTATCTATTTTCGATTTTGTTTTCTCTACAAAGCGGTCAAAGGAGTTCATGGCGGTAAGCAATGCATTTTCTACATCCGGTACTTTATTTGTCAACCACTCCAAGGCATCCAAGAGATATGGTTTGAACTTTTCCCCAAGAGACATCTTCATAGAATCAAGAGCCCCTGTGAAGAGTTCGAATTTACCCGCAAGATTATCCATCATAATATCAGACATTTCCTGCGCAGCTCCTGAGCTGTTATTGATCTGCTCTGTAAGATCTGCAAAGTCCTGATCCGAGGCATTAACAATGGCCAGCAACCCACTCATACCTTCCTGTCCTGCCAACATAGCCGCATACTGCGCCCGCTCAGCTTCAGATAAAGCACTGAATTTTGACCTCAATTCCTGCAAAGTCTGAGATAATGGTTTTACGGAGCCATCAGCATTCGTTATGCTAATTCCGAGGGCTTTAACCGCATCTTCTGCCTGCCCTACCGGATGTGTCAAATTTGTTAAAAGACTCCTTAAACTTGTGCCCGCCTGCGATGCCTTAATTCCATTATTAGCCATTAATCCTATTGCGACAGCCGTATCTTCAATGCTATATCCCAAAGCACCTGCAACCGGAGCGACATACTTAAACGTGTCGCCCATTTTGGCAACGTCTGTATTTGTCGCACTGGCCGCCATAGCCATCACATCAGCAAAACGTCCGCTATCTTTCGCTGCCAATCCGAATGCTGTAAGGGCATCCGTTACAATGTCAGACGTTGTTCCAAGATCTTCTCCTGATGCTGCGGCGAGCGCCATCAAGCCCTCGATTCCATCCATCATTTCCTTTGCATCCCAGCCTGCCTGCGCCATGTATTTAAATGCTTCTGCCGATTCGGAAGCAGTAAACTTCGTGACAGCTCCCATTTGATTTGCCTTTTCAGTCAGCTGTGCAAACTCTTCGCTTGTGGCGCCTGATATTGCTTTTACTTCAGACATCGCCACCTCAAAATCTGCATATGTCTGAATCGTATCCGCAATACCGGCGCCAGCAGATATCGTGACTCCGGCCGCTACAAGCGGGCTTTTCAGCAGCCCGAACACTCTCCTTACAGGAGATGTCACAAGGTCTACTGCTTTAAGCGTGACTTTCCATGTCTTTGACGTCAGACTCTTTACATATGTTATTGCCTGCTTTACCGTCGGAGTTATCTGGTCCTTTGCCTCAAGTAGAAGCTGATACTTCTCTTTCAGCATTGCAAGAAGTGATTTTTGCGTCTGGTTTACAGACTTTTCAAAACCAGAAGCTTTTTTAGAGGCATTATCAAAGCCACTTCCAACAGATTTTTCAAATCCAGATACGCTCTTGGAAGCACTTTCAAATCCCTTCGCAGCCTTATTTGCGCTATTCACAGTATTTTCCATACTCTTCTGCGCCTTTTTCGCCACAGAGTCAAGTCCTTCCATCTTTTCGGATATGCTATCAACAACCTTCCCGGTATTGTCTTTAGTCTCTATTGGAATCTCAATTTTAATAACCTTAGTCGCCACCCGCTCTTCCTCCTTTCTCGTCATCTTCCAGACGTATTTTCATAGACGCGAACATAAACGCCCGCACACCAGCAGGCTTTGCATATACTTCATCCGGTGTTATGCCCAACCGCTGAAAAATTTGATGCAGGAGGGTAGTTTTTCCTCCTGCCCGGATTAGTTTTTTGCGGTCTCCTCCATTTTGTTTTCAACTTCTTCCAGATTTTCGGAATCAAATCCACTCAGCTTATTGATTTCGTCAATAACCTTGTCTTTTTCTCCGCCCAGAAGTACCGCCTCGATAACATCAAGTGCAGTTACAACAAGAACTCCCTGCTTTCTAAGCCCGTCCCATACCTGCTGATTATCCCAAAGTTTTGCACGGTCCTCTTCGACTGTTGCATGATAAATCAGTGAAGAACGGAATTTTGCATTGTCTGTTTCTTCCGCAAACTTGATTCCAATCTGCTTGTTGCGGACATATTTTGTGTACTTTTTGCGGCATTTGTTCGCTTCTTCCTCTCCGAGTGCATGAACCCGAAATGAGAAATATAGCTTCCCGTCACGAATGATATCGATCTGCCGAAGTTCATCGCTTTTATACGCCGCTGCGGCAAGCATGCCAGCAATAAAATCGTTCTCTACTGTTAAAAGCTGCCCCCGTGTTTCTTTTTCAGAAAATTCCTCTTCATGAACTTCCTGCATATTTTCTATCTTTCCTGCCGTTTTAGCTAAACTCGCCATCACATATCCTCCTTAAAATGTTAAAGGAGGGATTTTGCTCCCTCCTCTGTTATATTCATATTAAATTGAGAGTTCCTTCTGAAGATCCGGTTTCCCGTTAACAAAGAAGTTCCAGTTACGCTTGATAACATCTCCATTTGCAACATTCTGAAGATCAATGTCGCCAGATGGGATGCATTCTCTGTATACAACGCGCTCTTCGGATCCATTAAGTCCTTGAAGGACGCCCTGGAATACAAACTGCGGTGTTGTTCCAGACTTCATAGAATCCATGAGTTCACGGAACATGTCGATATCTTCGATCACAATCTCCGTAACAGTGATTGTGATTCCATAGGAGTCACTGGTTTCATGCTCCTGCGGATCACCCATAGGTTTATACTTCACATTGTTGTATGTAGCCTTCGCCTGAAAAGACTCCATGGAAGCCAGAAGATCGCCGGTTCCGTTGTAGAGACCGGCGTCCTTACCGGTACGCGCATGACGCGCATCGGATGATGCTCTTTCGTTAATAGCCATTTAGTTTCCCTCCTTTATTCAGTCGTTCTGCTCGAGAACTGGAATTTGTATGTCAGATACAGATGCTCAATGGAATCCTTATCGACCACCTGGATGTCCATATATGCATAATCTCCGTCGGACTGATACGTCGTATTCTCCGATGCGGTACCGGATACGAGTTTGCCTTCATTGATCATCGCATTGATGACGCCCTGCAGCTGACTAACAACCGTAGCCCGCCCGTTTACATCGTTATCCACCTTTCCAATCAGAGCATCAGCCTGATCATTGCAACGAGTAATCAGTTCATATCTCGTTTTTGTTCTTCTTATCTTTTTCCATCCATCATCCTGATTATCCGCCGGACTTACCAGAGTATTGATCGCACTGTCGATCCAGATCTGGCCACTCGTGTTTGTACTAAGAACAATGCAGCCTTTCTGCTCTGCCGTGGAAATGTCCGTCGGAGTAAGGACATCATTAAGTTTCGTGTATCCTTCCACAACCGTATGGGTAAGAGACTTATTTGACGCACAAGAAGCAATCATGCCAGCTATCCTCGCCGCTACAAGATATCCTTCTACAGCCTCTCCCGAGATTTCAGCAGATGCGTTGACTACATAGTGCATCTTCTCGCTATTGAACGCAGCTGCATGCGCCATACGATCTGTAAATGCGACCGTTTTCTTCTCAGCTACAACAGCCATTGCAAGCTGTCCTGCGTCAAAAATCCGATCAATAAACGAAGCGAGTAACTGATGCACCGCAGTTTCTTCTGTGTCAACACATGCCACATTAAACCGATATGCCTCCGCTGCTACGAACGCTTCACTGTATTCTGCATTACTTGCAGTAGGATTCGTTCCAGCCGTGAATGCTTCTTCACTCACATCGGCGAGAGTTCCTGTTGCACTTGCGATAATCTCGGAAGTAAAGCACTTAGAATTTACAAACGCATCATTCAGCGCCTTTACCTCATCATCGCCGGCCGCGAATTCAATCTTCTCAAACTCTTTTGCGCCAGAATAAATAACACACTCTTTCAGAGATGAATCGGATAACTTTTCTCTTACGGTAACTGCAAAATCCTTGGCTCCGGGATACTTCGCGGTAATCTTTAAAGCTTCCGTATCTCCATCCTTATCAAGAGTAACTGTAGCTGCAGTTCCGCCTTTTCCAACGCGGACACAAACGCATTTCGTTGCTCCTGCTCTAATTACTTCACGGATTGCGTTAGTCGAACCCGCAGTGCCGTACAGCTTTTCATACCCTTCCTCCGGTGTGATCTCTACCGCCTCTGCGAGCGGTCCAAAATCAGATTTAAAAAAGATTGCCACTACTCCATCCGAGGCGCCTACAATCTGGTTTTCGCCGACCTTCTGGATGTTAAAATATGTTCCAGGGCGAATTTTAGTTTCGCCCACAATAAATGTTCCTGCCATCACTTAACCTCCTTGCTCAAAAATTTGCTAACAAGCTCTTTCGCCTCTTTCACTGTCGCTCGGTCTTTGCCGTAGTATTTCAAAGCCGCAGCGACACATTCCTTACGTGTTCCGAATCGGCTTGCAGCGTTAGAAAGTTCTTCTGCACTGTAAACCGGTTCGGAAGTTTTTTTCGATGCCTTTTCTTTCTGCGAAGTATTGGCACCAGATGTCTTTGCTTCTGCCATGATGTTTACTCCTCCTTATTTAAAATTACATTTTTCATGATTGCATGCTCTTTTGCCTTATATTTCAGAATGCCGAACCTTCCCGTTATGTATAATTGCCCCATCTTCAAGTAATCAGCCTGACGATCCAACTGAACCTCAGATATATTCATCGGGGATCTATCCAACAGGATTATTCTTTCATCCGCGGCGATTCTTTGAGCAACAGCCGCAATCATTTTGATGTTTTTTGCTTTATCTGGGCATAAAAGATGGACTGCTATTCTGCAGTCCATCCACGCAACAGTATTCATATTGTTTCCGTTCACTTTGTTCAGTGCGGTCAACCGACAATAAAATACCGGATTTTCGGACGTATCCGTAATCTCTCCCAGTCGATCCACGCCGATGACTACAGCCTCCGGATATAACTCTTTGATATACTGGTTCAATGCAACAACAGGATCAGGGTCCGTTGTCTCCTGTGGCGAATACTCCATCATATCTATGGATATCTCCTGACCTATCACATTTCCTTCAAGCAGGAAAGGGTCCGTCCTCGCCCAGGCAAAACTATACGGTCCGCCATCATCCGGATAAAGCAGGACATCCCTGAAGCACTCCTTAATAGCCGCCTCAATCTCTAAAATGACCAGAGAGGTGCTTTCTGTATAAGCGACGATATTCAGAGTTCCTACGCTGGATCTTTCCTCATTTACCTGCATATCGCACGTAAAATTGATGCGTGGGTACTGGCTTTTTCCTCCCCATCCTTCCTGCTTATCATCCGGAGTTTCAGTGTTGAATATGGCCGGCTTTCCTGCATAAGTCGCGCATAACGACTTTAGCTTACCCGAATCCAATAATCTTTTATAAATCAGACTTATCAGGTTCATCTCCTGCTCCTTCCTCCGGATACTTTGTGATCTTCTGCATATCATTGCTATATCGGATTTCCCAGTCTCCGTTCGCCACTTCATCTGCATAAATAAAAAAATGGTTCGTGACATTCCCAATCTGCGGCGGATATTGCACCGTAACTTTGTTTTCCACAACAGAAACTACGAATCCTTGCTCTCCATCGCTCCAGCTTTTATGTTTTGCATAGATTAAAGTTCCACGCTGTATTTCTTTTGTATCGAATACGTTGGTCGGATTTCTAATAATCAGCATATATCCCTCCTAAAAATCAGAAAAAATCGAATCAACCTCCGGTTCTACATCATCCAAAATAGGGTCTACAAATGGTCGTGCCGCCATCTTTTTCGTTCCGTCTTCCAGATATCCGGCGTAAGAAGCTTTTGAATCAGCGTATGCCGTAATTGATATGCCGGAGTTTGAATTTCCGCCGTTCATCCGTACCCCGGTTTTCCATGCTCTTCGCAGGAATCCTGTCCTAACACCGGGAGGGTTTCCCGGTGATGATGGACTTGGATTCGTAAGGACTTCTATCGCACTGTTTCTCATCGCATTTGAAACGCGAAACGCCTTAGACATTGTCTTTTGGTTTACTTCCCTTACCGCCTCGCGAACAGCTTTGTGGATCGCTTCTGATGCTCCTCCTGGTGTCATCTCAAATCATTCCTTTCCTCTGCATAATAAATTGTGGCCACACCCAGAGATCCGGTATCATCTATCGCAAGAATAAGAAAATACCAGTTTCCCAACGAAAGGACATCCCCCTTTTTTGCGACCGGTTCCGCCCAGCTTACAATAGTGTGAGTAAGGGAGTGTTGATCCTGATCCCACATGTGTTTGGTTTTCTCGCGGTCATCAGTACTCGCCTCAGCCAAAACACCGTTGACAAGAATCCCGGTATCCTTATATCCGGAAACAGGGAGCCCGATGTCTGATATGTCAGACTCTTTTCTTTTTACCAGAAACTCTTTAAAAAGATTTCCCGGCCGAAGATACATAAGCACATCATCCACCTTCCCTCTCTGTAGACATCATACCGGTATAGAAATACGGCTTTTTACTTTCGTTCCCCTGAGCCGAGATAGCCGCAGCGGAAAGGCAGTTCTGAGATACTGATGCTTTGAGTTTCTCATATTCTTCCTGCCACAGCTTTGCCCGATTTCCGAATTGTAACGATAACGGCCCCGTCTGTGTATCGGCCTCATAAGAAAAGCGTCTGAAAATAGCTTCTAAACAGGCTAACTTTGCACGTTTCCATGACTTATTCATTTCAAGTATGGCAGTATATTCCTCGTCAGTAAGGGCGCAAGTTTTCTCCTTGCCCTCCACCATCGTATCGCCAAGCTCAAAACGCATAAGATCTTTCCCGCGTTCAGATAATTTTCCAGGATCATAACTGTATGCACCAGCCATTATTCATCACCTGCGCTTTCCTCCTGCACATCTTCTTCGGGATTGAGTTCAGCGGCGGCAGCTTCCGTGGCTTCTTTAACAGCCTTTCTGGAATCGCAGGCATTAAGCAGGATCAAGATTTTTTCTTCTGTTATTCCCTTAATTGTCTCTTTCGCTTCCGATGCTGTCATCTGCATTACTTCTACTGCTCTGCAGATCTGATCTTCGTTCATATACAGTGTCATGGTGCCGTCCTTCTGCTTAATCGGTACGACAAATTCAACCTGACCAACCTCGGCAGTAATATCAGAAAGATCTGTTTTCAGAACGTTTCCTGTAGAAACAATCGCGATCGTGCCAAGGTTTTCCTGCGCTTTTGGATTAATGACAAATTCAGAAGGAATTTCATCGCCGATGTAAAAGGTCTGCCCGTTAAATGAGCAGGGTTTTTTCGCTATCAGCTTCATAAAATCCCTCCTTAAACAGCGTCAGCGAAGAACATACCGAGATCATCTGCGGTTTTCTTCATATCGCTTGCCATAAGCCCCTCTACGAATTCTGAGTGTGTACCGTTGTCTCCCAGATAATTCAGCACTGGAAGAAGCTGCCCGTCTCCGAGCATATCCCATGTGAAGATAT